TCTGCAAAATATAATTTCATTCGAAATTGAAAACTGACCCTTTCTACTCAATCAACATGGTTCTCTCTAACCTCCGTGACTACTTCCACGAACGACTAGCTCATCTCAAAAGAGATTGGAAAATCTTTCAATCTACTGGATCCGACCCCCGTGATACTCTTACTATCCACAACGATAGTGACCTCGACCGACTCGAATCAAGCTTCAAACACCAGTTCACCAATGAACAACTTAGCATCCGCTACGACTCCGAAGCCTCAAACCTCGAACACATCCTCGCCGAGAAATCCGCCAAACAAGACTTCCCCGCCGAATTCTTCCTCCCTCGTGATCTTTCAACCCTCCCAGCTAACAGAATCCCTCCTTCTGGTATCGTTCCCCTCCCCTATGAATTCAAACGAACTCAAATCGTCACCGCTACTGCTGAAGTACCCGAAACCGGCTTTCAAGTGCATTACCGCATTCAACGCCTCATCAATACAAGGTACCCCATTTATCAACAGTATTTAGATAGATATGTACGCCCACTTGGAACAACTGACGCTACCGTCAAAGACTTTTTCAAACCCCAGACTCCATCTGATCCACTTGATCCTGAACGCAAAGAACTTGTTCTTGCACACATCATTAAGAAGCTCAATGTGACTCCATACTTACCAGTCCACTTCGTCGACTCTCTCTATGACAAGACACCCCTCCACACTGGAACAGGATATCACAACCGCCGCTCCTATACAATCAATGCTCACGCAGTCTTTTCCCACCCCAAGGAATACGAAAATAAACCAACATCCAAAGGTTACTACATAAACGCTTTTCTTGAATCTGCCCGATCCCTCATTCACTGGATCAAACAGACATCCCTACCGTTTCGTCTACCACCAAACGACATATACGATGCCTTACGCAAATTCTTTCTTGAACGGCCAACCACACTTTACACTCGTAATCATATTTCTGATCGAGATGGCAACCTCAAACAGAGGCCCGTCTACGCCGTCGATGATCTATTCATCAGACTTGAATCTATGTTAACGTTCCCCGCACATGTACTCGCTCGCAAGATCGAATGCTGCATTATGTACGGTTATGAAACCCTTCGTGGTTCAAACTGTCGTATTGACCGCATCGCTCAAGCCTACCGCTCTTTCTTTACGATCGACTGGTCAGGATTCGACCAACGCGTACCACGCATCATTTCAGATTTATTCTGGACTGACTTTCTAGAACGCATCATTGTTATTTCACATGGCTATCAACCCACATATGACTACCCGTCCTACCCGGACCTCACACCCGAGAAGATGTTTCAACGCATCTCTGGAATGTTACATTTCCTTCACACTTGGTACAACAACATGGTTTTCATCACCGCCGATGGATTCGCATATGCCCGCACCTGCGCTGGCGTACCTTCAGGACTCCTCAACACTCAATACCTCGACTCATTTGCAAACCTCTACTTGCTAATCGATGGATTAATTGAATTCGGAACTACTGACATGGAAATAGACGACATTTTCCTCCTCGTTATGGGTGATGACAATTCCGCCTTTACACACTGGACTCTGACCCGCCTGTCAGCATTCATTGCCTTCTTTGAAGAATATTCTCTTCGTCGCTATGGTATGGTTCTCTCCAAAACCAAATCCGTTCTCACCGACATCCGAGGCAAAATTGAAACTCTTTCATATCAATGCAACTACGGTCTACCCCTCCGTCCAATTGGTAAACTCGTCGCACAACTCTGCTACCCAGAGCGTGGCCCACGACCCAAATACACGTCTGCACGTGCTATTGGATTAGCCTACGCCGCCTGTGGTCAAGATCAACGATTTCACGACTTATGTCGCGACATCTACTATGAGTTTTTAGACGACGCTGCCGACCCAGAAGACCCTGACGTCGTGCACAACGTACAGAAACACCTCCCCGGTGTCCTGCGCGTAGATGAAACCTTCAGCCAAACGATAAAACTGACACACTTCCCTTCAATATACGAAGTGAGACAGCACATCGCACAATGGCAAGGCCCACTCCCTTTTCAACCGAAATGGAACCTGGCACATTTCATCAATCAACCCGACATCATTCCTCCTTCTGCCGAGACATTGTTCGAATACCGCTCCCGCAATGGTATAGATCGAAAACCGATCCCCGAACTTTGGACTCACCAGGACTAGTTGTGTCCTACTCTTTTGTTTTTCTTAACTGATTTACA